CACAGCTAGATTTGTGATGTTGACTTACATGGCAAATAAAACAGATTTGGAAGAAGTTTTAACTATGCAGAGATTTGTCTATATGGGAATGTTTGATGAGTTGGCTCCTAATTATTATGGGTATGTTGAGAGATTACCATCAGAGATGAGATCAAGAATGACTGCATATGCTGTCAGAAAGACCAATGAACAGGCTGTGTGGTATGCTGAGAATGGGATCAGAAGAAGCATAAGTGATGAAGAAGAAGAAGACTCTCCAGTAGAGTTTCATAACTTAAAGCCAATAATGTGTAGGAAACCAATAAGTATAGATAAGTTGATAGACTCATTTTACTTTGGGTATGTAGTTTCTAAGAACAAGAAGAAACCAACTCATGCTTCATCTAGCATATGTGAAAAATTGTTCAAAGAGGAAATGAAACATCTAAAGAATTCTAGTAAAGGAGTTCCTGTGATAGGAAAACTCAGTCAACCAGAAGCTCACAGAACTGATAAGGATGTGCTTCATTTCTTTATATCTGAGTTCCATGGCATACTAAAAGTTAAAGTAGGTCCATCATATCAGAACACCATGAAGTCAGAGATTCTCTATGACTTTGCTTCTGCTAATTATTCCATGTTAGCAACTTTAAAAGCTTCTGGAAGATCATATGATCAAGATGTCTCAGAGGAAGAGCTTAAAATATTAAGTCTCAAGGACACTGTTACCATGAAGCAAGCCACTGAAGCATTCAGAAGAAGACATCCTGATTATTTCAAGGCTAGACCTAAAGTGCTTGAAGCTTTAGCTAAGCTTAGTTCGGACATACATAGTAAGAAACCAGAGAATGATTTACTGTTATTTGAATTAATCCCCTTCTGCATTGATGCCCTATTGGAAAAAGACTGTTTTGAATCAGATCTATTTGACAAACCTCAGCATGGAGGGATTAGAGAAATCCATGTAATAGAAATAATGGCTAGAATACTACAGTTTTTCTTTGAAAAAATATCAAGAAATCTCTGCAAGAAATTTAAAGGAGAAGCTCTGACACATCCTGGATTTAAAGAACAGTTTATGAAGGATCATCTGAAGCAGGCTGAAGAGGCCAAGGTCAACATGACTGCTTACAAAAGTGCAGATGCCAAAACTTGGTGTCAACTTCATCATGTGAGTAGATTTGCAGCAATCTTCTTAGCTGTCACTCACCCTATATTTCATGAGTTTGTGTTAGTAGTTGCTTATTTGTGGACAAGAAAAGTGATTCACCTTCCAGCAGATCTTATTTCTATGTTTCTTGCAAACAGAACCACACCCATGAAAGATGGCTCCATAACTGCTATCATGAGGGACAGGTTTTACACAGGTGAAGCACCTTATATGGCTCCACTCAGTGGCAAAATATTGGTGGAGAGTGGTATGTTTCAAGGACTACTCCATTATGCTTCTTCTCTCATGCACACAATGATCCAAGAAGTCATGGCATTAATGGAGCGAGACTTGTACAAAGCACGATTTGATGAAGAGATGGTCATAACTAAATTGGAAAGTAGTGATGACTCAGCATCTCTGAATTCCTTCAATGGAACAAGAGATATAAAAGCTAAAACTAG